GGCTCAAGACCGGCATTCTCCTCGCCCTCCTCGTCCTGCTCGCCGTCGTTCTCCTCAGAGCCTACGGCGTGCAGGTGCCCTTGAGAGGCCTCGGCCACGTGGAGCTGGCCTACTTGGCCGGCGCGTTCTGGCTCGTGAAATAGCATGGCCCGCCACTACATCGGGCTCACCGCCCGCGGCCCGACCACGCTGAAAAACGTCCGCAGCGAGGACGGCTATCCCCTCCTCCTCATGGAAGAGGCCGAAACCCGGAAGATCACCCTCAACCTCGCCGCCCTGCTCGAAACCGGGGAATCGATCTCCAGCGCCACCGTCGCCGCCGATGGCGTCACCGCCGCAATCTCCACGTCATCGCCGAATATCGTCCTCACCCTGTCCTCCCCAACCGCCTGGGGCGAGGCGATCGTGACAATCACGCTCAGCAACGGCGAGATCATCCGGCAGACCGTCCGCGCCCGTCAGAACGCCAGCGCCTTCAACCCCGCAGAAGTGGCCTACGCCCTATGACGCCCGACGAGATCAAATCCCGCATCGACCTCGATGACGCCACCGTCACCCTGTCCGACAACGGCGCCTGGTACTGGATACGCCTCGAGCGCAAGCACGCCGGCCAGACCTACCGGCACACCGTCAAGCTCGACCTCGACCCCTCGGAGTCACAGATCCTCGACGCCGGCGACACCCTCAGGCTCTGGTGGTCCGAGAGCATCGCTGGGATCAGTGAGACGTAGGAACACATCGAGCGCAAGGTCCGAGACCACAAAGTGCCCGTTGCGCCTGAGCTTCCACAACGCTTCCGGGTAGTCCATATCCGCAACCTCGACCGGCTCGCAGAGCGGAAACGTCAGCCCGAACATCGTCAGGACAGCCGGATCTGACCGACCGTCGCCAATGAACATAACAACCGCCATGGCACAGGCCTCCGCGGCAGTGCCCGGCCAGTGAACGGTAGCGCAAGCGCGTCGGTTCCGGCGGTGTTGCACGTGAAACATCACGTTTGATTGCCAAGCGCGAAATCGAAACAGGTATCAGAGACAATCAGTGGCACGCGGCGGCAAGCGCGAAGGCGCTGGAAGACCTAAAGGATCTATCAATCGATCGACCGTGGCCAAGCGCGCCCTCTATCAGCGCGCCACGGCTGAGGGCATCACCCCGCTCGAGGTCATCATAACGGCCATGCGCGACGCCTGGGATGCCGGCAACGTCGAGGAGGCCGTGCAGCATGCCGTTCACGCTGCGCCCTACGTGCATCCGCGTCTCGCGAGCACCCAAGTGAAGGTCGATGATCAGCGCTCCATTGAGCAGTACACCGACGCCGAGCTCGAGCTTGTCGTCAGAGCAAGCCGCGCGCGAGCTGTTGCGGCGGAGGCAAGCGAAGCGGAGCCTGATCCGGTTCACTGAGTACACCTTCCCCCAGTACGTCCAGGCCGCCCATCACACGGCGATCGCCGAGAAGCTCGAAGCCGTCGAGCGCGGCGAGATCGACCGGCTCATGATCAACATGCCGCCACGGCACGGCAAGTCCGAGCTCGCGTCGCGCCGCTTCCCCGCGTGGTTCCTGGGACAGCACCCCGATAAGTCGATCATCGCCGCGTCCTACAATTCGGACCTCGCCACCGACTTTGGCCGCCAGGTCCGCAACATCATCGTCACGGATGAATACCGCGCCCTGTTCGCTACCTCGCTCGCCGACGACTCCCGGGCCGCCAACCGCTGGAACACCCAGCAGGGCGGCGCCTATGTCGCGGCCGGCGTCGGAACGGCCATCACAGGGCGTGGCGCCGATATCCTGCTCATCGATGACCCGCTCAAGGACCGTGAGGAAGCCGATAGCGAGCTCCATCGCCAGAAGGTATGGGACTGGTACACATCAACCGCCTACACCCGCCTGGCGCCCGGCGGTCGCATTATCGTCATCCAGACCCGCTGGCACGAGGACGATCTCTCCGGCCGACTGCTCGGCGAGCAGGCCCACGGTGGCGACAAATGGGAGGTGCTGGAGCTTCCCGCCATCAGCGACGACGGCGTTGCGCTGTGGCCGGAGTTCTATCCGCTCAGCGTGCTCGAGCGCTACCGCAACGTTCTTCCCGCCCGCGACTGGTCCGCGCTCTATCAGCAGCGACCCGCACCGGAGGAAGGCGACTACTTCAAGCGGGAATGGTTCCGCTTCTACGACACGCTTCCCAAACATCTGCGCATGTATGGGGCTTCCGACTACGCGGTGACGGCGAAGGGCGGCGACTACACGGTCCATGGCGTGTGCGGCGTCGATCCCGAGGACAACCTCTATGTCGTCGACCTGTGGCGCAGCCAGGCCGAAAGCCACGTCTGGGTCGAGACATTCATCGACATGATCGCCCGGCACAAGCCGCTGAACTGGGGCGAGGAGCAGGGCCAGATCATCAAGAGCCTCGGCCCGTTCATCGACAAGCGCATGCGCGAGCGCAAGGTCTATTGCCAGCGCACGCAGATGGCCTCGGTGGCCGACAAGCCGACCCGGGCCCGCGCGTTCCAGGCCCGCTGCGCGATGGGCAAGGTCTACTTCCCGCATCAGGCCCCGTGGGTCGCGGATCTGCAAACCGAGTTGCTGAACTTCCCGGCCGGCAAGCACGACGATCAGGTGGACATGCTGAGTTTGATCGGCCGCATGCTCGACACGATGGTCGGCGGGCGCGCGCCGCGAACCGAGCCGCGCCCCGATGCGGACAAGTGGAAACGCGCCTTCGCCCGTCGCCGCGACAGCGACGGGCCGGATTGGAGAACGCTCTAGATGGACGGCACTGCCGGTGCTCTGGTCCCCGCGTCACCTCAAGCCCCAGCCTACGATGACAGCGCCACGCCCATCGAAACGCTCATTGCGTGGTTCGAGGACGCGGAGGAAGCGTCGGAAAACGCGCGCAAGGCCTCCGAGCGCGATCGCGATTACTACGACCACGCGCAGTTGACCTCGGCCCAGGTCGCCGAGCTGCAGAAGCGCGGGCAGCCCGATGTGGTGATCAACCGCATCCAGCCCAAGATCAATTACCTCATCGGATTCGAGGCCTCGAACCGCACCGATCCGCGTGCTTTCCCGCGCACGCCCGCCGACGAGGACGCGTCCGAGGCCGCTACCGACGGCCTGCGCTACGTCGAGGACGATGCCGAGCTGAAGCAGTTCTTCTCGAATGCGTGGGAGAACATGCTGATCGAAGGATTTGGCGGGCTCGAGCTCGTCATCGAGCCGGGGCAGGACGGCAACGAGATCAAGGCGGTCGGCTGGGACTGGGACCGCTTGTTCTACGATCCGCACAGTCGCAAGCCGGATTTCGCAGACGCGCGCTACCTCGGCGGCGTGATCTGGATGGACGTGGAGGACGCCAAGTCGCGCTGGCCGGAGTCCGCCGAGGCCGTCGATCTGACGGTGCAGGAGCGCACCGCCTCGCAGACCTACGACGACCGCCCGATGTGGCAGCAGTGGTCCACGGGCGGCAAGCGCAAGCGGGTGCGCATCGTGCAGATGTACCACCGCGAAAATGGCCGGTGGATGCACTGCACGTTCACCAAGGGCGGCAAGATCGAAGCCATTCCGGTGCCGTTCGTCGATCAGGACGGCCAGTCGTGGTGCCCGCTGTTCCTGCAATCCGCGTTCGTCAACCGCAAGAACGAGCGCTACGGCCTCGTGCGCTCGATGATCTCCGTGCAGGACGAGATCAACAAGCGGCGGAGCAAGGCGCTGCATCGCCTCAGCATGCGCCAGGTGCGCTCCGAGCGCGGTGCGGTCGACGACGTCGAGGTGGCGCGGAAGGAACTGGCCAAGCCCGACGGCTGGATCGAGACCAACCCCGGCTTCGAGTTCGAGTTGCTGAGCACGGCCGATCAGCTCGCAGCCGAGCTCGAAATGCTCCAGGAGGCCAAGAACGAGATTGAGTTGATGGGCCCGAACGCGGCCTTGCAGGGCAAGGGCGAGGAGGCCGCATCGGGGCGCGCGATCCTGGCCAACCAGCAGGGCGGGCAGACCGAGATAACCCTGCTGCTCGACCGGCACCGTCACCTGAAGAAGCGCGTCTACATCGGCGTGTGGAATCTCATTCGCCAGTACAAGGACGGCCCGTGGTGGGTGCGGGTCACGGATAACGAGAAGAACGTCAAATTCGTCGGATTCAACCGCCCGGTCACCATGGGCGAGGAGCTGCAGAAGCGCCTCGTAAGCCAGGGCGCCGACCCGCAACAGGCGCAAGCCGAGATCGAGCAGGCGACGGCTGGCGATCCGATGGCGGCGGAGCAGCTGGGCCAGGTGGTGCGCGTCGAGAACCAGCCGACCCGGATGTACATGGACATCACGGTGGAGGAGGTGCCCGACGTCGCCAACGTCGCCGAGGAGCAATTCCAGGCGCTCGTGAAGCTGGCGCCGGCCGTGGTGTTCCCGCCGACCGTCTACCTCAAGGCCTCGAGCCTGCGGAACAAGGACGAGCTGATCGAAGAGCTCGAAGGCGCGCAGATGAGCCCGGAGGACCGGGCACTGCAAGCGGAGGTCAAGGGCCTCGAACTGGAGAAGCTGCGCGGCGAGGTCGCCAAGCTGCTGGCCGAGGTCGAGGCCACGCAGGCCAAGGCGCTCAAAGATCGCGTCGAGGCGGACATCGCCGTCAATCCCATCGGGACGGTCAACGATCCCGCGATTTCCAAGGCGCCGCCCGCCAACGGGGCCGTGCCGGGTGAAGCGTCGCCGCCGCCGGGCTGAACGGGCGCTGTCAGACGATTGCCGCCGCCGGGCTTCGGGCGTCACGCGTGAGGGCTGAACATGACCACCGAGGCCATCGACCTCGAGACGATACTTGATGCCGAGCAGCCAGAGCAGAGCCAGCCGGCTCCTGCGACGGAGGCTCCAGCGGGCGTAACAGACAGCGCGGCGCCGCCGGCCGACGCAGGCACGAGCCAGACCGTCTCGCCAGAGGCCGAGCCGCCGAGCGTGCCCCGTGCCGCCCTCGAGGACGAACGGAAGAAACGACAGGAACTGGAGCGGAAGCTGGCCGAGTTCGAGCGCCAGATGAAGCCCCAGCAGCAGCCCCCGCAGCAGCAGCCTCAGATCACCCAAGCGGACCTGGAGCGGCTGTGGTGGGAGAACCCGAGCGAAGCCGCGGCGATCGTGCAGCATATCGCAGTCGTCAACGCGACCCAGCGGGCGCAGGAAGCCATGCTTTCGCGCGAACTGGATCGCTCGCAACGTCGGGCCGAGAAGACGCACGGCGCCGAGGCAGTGGCAAAAGCCCTGCAGGAGGCGCAGCGCGTCGGCAAGGCCAGCGACTTCATCAACGAGGACGACCCTTACGAGTCGTTGATGGGGTGGTTCCAAGACGTCGAGGCGGTCAGGAACCCGCAATCGGTTCAGGCCCGCGTCGACGAGATGGTTGCTGCCAAGCTCGCCGAGCTCGGGGTGTCCCCCGCGGCTCCGCGTGCCTCTTCTGTCGCCAAAGCCGCCGTCCCCAAGTCGCTGGCGTCGACCGCCTCGGCCCAGCCGCGCGACGACCGCGGCCGGTTCTCAGGCCCGACGCCCCTCGAAGACATCATCGGCTAATAGGAGACGACCATGGCCGTCACGACGGTCCCGGCTGGCCTTACCGTCCAGCAATGGGACGAGAAGTATTACGTCGAGTATCTCAACAGCAACTGGTTCAAGCAGTTCATGGGCACCGGCTCGAACAGCATGATCCAGGTCAAGCAGGACTTGACCAAGAAGCCCGGCGATGCCGTGACCTTCACGCTCATCAACCGGCTGACCGGCGAGGCCAAGGGCGCGGGCGAGGTGCTGGAGGGCTCGGAAGAGAACGCCGACATGCGCTCGATGCTCGTGCGCGTGCGCGAGTATGCCCATGCGGTGCGGTTCAACAAGTTCGAGGGCCAGAAAACCGGCATCGATCTCCGTCAGGCCCATAAGGACGTCCTTATGGACTGGAACATGGAGCTCGACCGCGATCTGATCATCGAGGCGCTGGGCTCGATCAACGGCACGGCGTATGCGAGCGCGGCGGAAGCCGACAAGGATGCGTGGCTGGTCGACAATGCCGACCGCGTGCTGTTCGGCGCATCGATCTCGAATGCGTCGTCGAACGACCACTCGACCGCGCTCGGCAACGTCGACACCACGTCGGACAAGCTGACGCCGGACGCCATCAGCCTGATGAAGCGGATCGCGAAGACCGCAAATCCGCGGATCAGGCCGATCCGTCCGAAAGGCTCGATCAGCGCATCGGACGGCTACATCCTGTTCGCCCCATCGCAGATGGTGCGTGATCTCGCAGCGAACTCCACGTTCCTGCAGGCCAACCGGGACGCCGGCATCCGCGGCGACTCCAACAAGCTGTTCACGGGTGCCGACTACATCTGGGATAACGTCTACATCTACGAGATCGAGGACATCCCCTCGCTCGGCGCTGTCGGCAACTCCTCGGCTGTGGTTCGTCCCTGCTATCTGTGCGGCGCGCAGGCGCTGGCGATGGCGTGGGCGATGCGTCCCGTCACGGTCGAGGAGGAGTTCGATTACAAGCGCTCCGTCGGCCTCGGCATCAAGCAGTGGATGAAGGTCGAGAAGCTGAAGTTCGGCTCCGGCTCGACCGACACCGCCGACCTCAAGGATCACGGCGTGGTCACCGGCTACTTCGCAGCCGCGGCCGACGCGTAAGGAGATCTCATCATGGCAACCGTCACTTCCAATCAGAATGCCATGCAGCCCGCCACCCACGGGCTGTCCGGCAACGTGAAAGCGTGGTGGGGCAAGTACACGTATGGCACCGCGCCCTCGCAGAACGACCTGTTCAACATCTGCAAGTTGCCCAAGAACAGCCTCGCGCTGATGGGCTGGGTGATGACCGACGATATCGACACGGGCACCGAGGCGCTCGACATCGATATCGGCTGGACGGCCAACGGCGGCGCCTCCGCGACGTTCACCGACAACGGCGGCACGATTTGGACCAACGCGGCCGGCTCTGGCGATGACGATGGTCTCGTCAACGGCGGCGTGTTCACCGGCGATGCCATCACCGACCTGATGGCGGCGGGCATGAACATGCGCCCGTTCCTGTTCGGGACGGGGCCGAAGTACTTCTCCGAGGAGACGCAGATCCAGGGCAAGATCGTCGCGGCCGCCAACGCGGGCGGGACGGGAACGGTCTACGTCCTGATCCTCGGACTCGCGCTCTGATGGCACGGTCCAAGGCCGACCTGTCCTCGGCGGTGCTGGTGGAGCTTGGCGTCCTCGACGCCCTCCACTCGGCGTCCGCCGAGGACGCTGCCCTTGTGGAAGCCCGCTACGACGACAAGCTCGAGGAGCTGCGCGACAAGGGGCTCGTCTACTGGACGCACACGTCGCGGACCAGCGAGGACATCCCGAGCGCGGTGTTCCGGGCGATCACGCTGATCATGGCGGCCGAGGTCGCGGCCTCGTTCGGGCAGCCACAGCCCACCGTGGTTGACGACAACAACCAGCCGGTCTCGGCGGCGGTGAAGGGCATCCGTGAATTGCGCCGGCACATGGCCAAGGGCCCGTCGGGTGAGCCGACGCGGGCGGTGTTCTACTGATGACCCTTGTGCCGATCAGCCTCGCGCTGCGCTCCAATCCCGCCCGCCATGGCCATCTGGGCGCCGCCCGGCTGATCAACTGCTATGCCGAGGACGCCGGGGAGGACACCAAGGCACCTTGGCAGGTGCACGCCGTCGACGGGCTGACCTCGTTCGCCACGCTGGGCGACGGCGCCGGCGTCCGGGCAATGCTCGCGCTGTCCGATGCGGAGCTTTACGCCGTCGCAGGGCGGCTGCTGTACCGGGTCGACGGCGGCGGCGGCGTCACCGAGATCGGCGGCATTCCGTCGGACGGGCTCACCACGATGGCGCGCAACCGCCAGAACCCCGATCCGGTGATCTGCATCGTGTGCGACGGCCTCGTGTTCTAT